TTTCTTGATACGGTCAGAAATACTGCAAAGAATTTCGCTTCGACCGTATCACTTCAAGCAACTGGCAAACATAAAGTCATCATCATCGATGAAGCCGATAACACAACAAATGATGTACAACTCTTACTTAGGGCGTTTACGGAGGAGTTTTCTGGCAACTGCAGATTCATATTTACCTGCAACTTCAAAAATAAAATCATCGAGCCCCTCCATTCCCGTTGTGCCGTCATTGAATTTTCAATTGATGGAAAGCAAAAACCTCTCATTGCCTCGCAATTCTTCAAAAGAATACAGACCATCCTGGATCAGGAGAATATTAGATACGAGCCGAAAGTTCTTGTCGAACTCATTAACAAACATTTTCCAGATTGGAGGAGGGTCCTCAACGAATGTCAGAGATATTCGGCAGGAGGACAAATCGACTCAGGAATCCTCGCGCATTTTTCGGATGTAAAAGTAAATGACTTGGTTAAGAAACTTAAAGAGAAAGATTTTCCCGAAGTACGTAAATGGGTCGTCAATAACCTGGACAACGATACTAGTGTACTTTTGCGTCGTATCTACGATGCTTGTTATGATTCCATGGTTCCGAATAGCATTCCTGCTGCTGTGCTTACTCTTGCTAAGTATCAGTATCAGATGGCATTTGTGGCGGATCAGGAAATAAACATGCTAGCCTGTCTAACTGAAATTATGGTGGAGTGTGAGTTCAAGTGAACAAGAAAGAACTTGAAGAGCTCAGATATGATGTAGCACATTATCTACTCAGTAGAATGAGTAAAGGCTCTCAGTTTCAATATGCTCTTGATAAGATGCTTCAACTCTGTGATCACTATGATGAAAAAGAGTTGAAAGAGATTCTTTCTGAATCATCAAAAACAAATATGAAAAACCATCTTAGAAAGAAAAAAACCAGAGGAGGGGGATTCTAAATGAATGAAAAACAATTAGAGTACGAACGGTGTATAGATGATGACTACAATGTAATCAACCATTACTACCGCGCTAAATATTGGCACCCCGATATTCCATTCTTTCTCCAAGATGAAAATGGAGACACCTATGAGTTTGAATGGAGTTTGATCTATCAGTACATTGAGAAATTAACTAATGGCTAAAGAAAAAGTGAAGGCACAAGTAAAGTCTAGATTTTATTATGTATTTTGGGGCACTGCCACGGTTGCAGTAGTCCTTGGTCAACTTTATGTTGGAACTGGATATAGAGTTTTGCATGAAGATGTGCAAGAACTCCTTAGTAAAGTTGATGGAGTTCTTCTCCACAAAAGTGATAAACCTATTTTTTATTGATTATGAATGTTAAAGTTATTCGTATGTGGTCCGGCGAAGATGTCGTTGCTGACCTTGTAAAAGAAAGTGATGAAACTATCACCGTATGCAATCCTATCGTTGCTGTTCCGACCAGAGAAGGTCAGATGGGATTTGCACCATGGGCACCTCTTCTATCTGGCAAAAATGTAGAACTTGATGTTGCTCGAAAATACGTTGTCTATATTTCAGAGACTCAAGATGAAATCATAGAAAACTATACTCAGATGTTCTCTGCTATTCAAACACCAAGTAAGAAACTTATTGTATGATACTGACTGAGGGTGACGCAGTTTACGCTGCTAATAAATTTATTGACTACTATACTCAGTTCAATCGTATTGATGATTATCTTCGTTTTGTGAAGAAAGATCGTGTCAGTGAAAGGTCTGGATCCTTGTTTGATGCTGACACGGAGTTCTTCGACTCTTTTGGTATGGAACCGAATGACATGAACTTTGAGGTTCATGTTGTCGATACTAATCCAAAGACAACCTCAAGATATAATCAGTGGTTGTATTCTGAAACCTTGAACCTTACAGCGTCTAATGCTATTGAGGAAGCAATTCCTGGTAGAACCCATAAGTGGATTGTGGTTGAGACGAACACTAATAAGGTTGTTGGTGTTGTTCGCTTTGGTTCTCCTACGATTAACAGCAAGCCTAGAAATGAATACTTTGGTAAAGTCCTTCCTCTTTCTGATATTAATGCTCATTTTGTCATGGGGTTTAACATTGTTCCTACTCAACCTTTCGGGTTCAATTACCTGGGCGGAAAACTTCTTGCCCTCTTAGCATGTTCTAAGGAACTCAAGCAGCAGTTTGATGAGAAGTATGGCACAGATCTCAAGTACTTTGAGACTACCTCTCTCTACGGAACCACCAAGGGTGTGTCCATGTATGATGGTCTCAAACCCTTCCTGAGGCACATAGGAGACACAGAGAGCAACTTCCTACCCCTCTTCCATGATGATGAGTTTAGGGACTTTTTCTGGTGGTTTAACGAGCGTAATGGTGGTGAGCGTCTGATTCCTGCAGACAAGTCATCCAAGAAACTCAAGATTCAAACCAAGATGATCTCTATCATCCGCAAGTCTCTGAAGGAAGAAGAGAAACTCAAAGAGTTCAATGATTGCATTGACCATGCTAAGTCTCTGACTGAAAAGAAGAGATACTATTTTGGTAAGTTTGAGCACACCATGGATGAGGCAATTACTTGGTGGAAGAAGAAAGCAACCAAGAGATATGAAAAACTTAAGTCCACCGACAGACTTAGGACTGAACTTGAGGTTTGGAAACAAGGCACAGATTTGGAGATTATTAGATAATGGAACTCAAAGATTGGCTCAACTCAATTAACTTTAATAAGGAAGATCTATCGGAACATTCTAAAGATTATCCACCATATATTGTGAACCGTTGCCTATCAGGACATTTAGATTGTGTGATGTTTGCAAATGAAATGAATAAGTATAATTTTCTCGACAAAGATATGCAATATTCTTTTTATCTAAATACTTTGAGGAAAAGAAAGAGGTTCTCTCCTTGGCTCCGAAAGGATAAAGTCCAAGATTTGGAATGTGTCAAACAATACTATGGTTATAGTAATGATAAGGCATCACAGGCTCTGAAAATTCTTACCAAAGAACAAATTAACTACATTAAACAACGACTTGATATTGGAGGCATGAAATGACTAATACTGTAGAACCTACGGTGGATTGGTCTCAAGATCAGATGGTGGAGGTTCTTTTGAATGAACCTGATGACTTCCTGAAAGTTCGCGAGACACTGACTCGCATCGGAGTAGCATCCCGCAAAGAGAAGAAACTCTATCAGTCTTGCCACATTCTGCATAAGCAGGGAAGATATTTCATTGTTCATTTTAAGGAACTGTTTGCCCTGGATGGTAAACATGCCAACCTGACCTTGAATGATGTCCAGAGACGCAATCGTATTACCAGACTTCTGGCCGACTGGGGACTTATTTCGATTGTTAAAGAAGAATCAGTTCTCGATATTGCTCCACTAAATCAAATTAAAGTTTTGGCTTATAAAGATAAGTCAGATTGGATTTTGGAACAGAAATACAACATCGGCAAGAAAGGGAAGACACAAGAGACTGAATGAATATAATTGTTATAATCTGTCTGGCAATGGTGGTAATGACCTCATACGGTATTTACCTATCGTTTGGACCACCATCTAAACAATTAGATGATACATTTGATGAGCACGAACACTAAATAAGTTGTGTCTTTCGTGCGGCACACTCTACAATCGGAAACCCTTTTAGAACCTGTCGTCTATTGACGGGTTCTTTTTTTATGATATAATAAACTGGTAGTTTGCAATAAACCTTTTATAATGACAACCGTCAACTTTGGGTCTATCAAAGAAGACAACAAAAACTTTGAAACAGACTTTACTTTTAAGTGGCGTAACATTGTAAAAACTTGTTTGAATGAACAAGTTTCACGAAATCCTGGCAGCACCAGACTATCTGGTGTTAAGGAGCAGTGTAGACGACACTTTGGATATCTTTCTGAACCAGAACTTAAAGTAGTTCAAGACAGAATTTCAGATCGATTTAGATCTCAAATTTGGTCTGATGAATGGGATCCTTGGAGAGATAAACTTCCTAAAATTTTCAAAGAAAAAGGAGTAAATATTGAGACTTCTTCCCAAGCAGTTCTTAACTTTGATTCTGATGGATTTCCTACCAATATCGAAATGAATGAATCTATTTCTTGTCCAAAAGAAGAAACCTTCCTGGTTCAGGTAATTTCGGAAAAGGATGGAAAACTTCGTATGAATATTCCTGGAACTCCAAAAGACACTCTTTTTGTAAGTCTTTCGGATCTTTTAAAATCTCTTGCTGGATAACCGAATAAAAAATTACGGGGTTTACTACCCCGTTTTTTTGTGTTCTGTGCTATAAATATATCGGATGCCTTCGGGGTCCACACAATCTAATCTCGCTTTAAAAAGGAGTAGTACAATGACTAACCTCACACGCTTTACTGCGTCAGATCTTCCTGAGCTTTTGGATAAAATCTCAAAAAACAGTATTGGTATGAATGAATACCTAAATAGAGTATTCGACCTACACGAAACATCGTCGAATTATCCCCCTTATAATCTTATTCAAGTCAGCAACGTAGAGTCAAGACTTGAATTAGCACTCGCAGGTTTTAGAAAAGCAGAAGTAAATGTCTACACGCAGGATGGAAAACTCTTTATCGAAGGACAAAAAGAAGATAAAGAAACAGGAACAAACTACATCCATAGAGGAATGGCTCAACGATCTTTCACCAGATCTTGGACCCTCAGTGATGAGACGGAAGTTAGATCAGTTGAATTTGAGGATGGGCTCTTAACAGTAGTTCTTGGAAGAATTGTTCCAGAATATCATAAGAGAAAAGACTGGTTCTAAATAGAAGCGGCTACCTTGTTAAATATCGTCGCCGCAGAGGGGCAACTGGCAAAATCCAGTTGACGCCCCTCTTTTTTCTTGGTAGAATACTCTTGAAGTCAAAATGTCTCATGGCACCCAAGAAAAAAGAGTATGTCGATATCGTCCTACCTGTATCAGGTGATGGTGTTGATTACGAAGTAATCAGTCGCACGATAACTGAGAACGCACATCGCCAGTGGTCTGATATTAAAGTAGATCCTTATGATGAGATTGTAGAGGTCAGAAAAAAAACTTGTTACGGTAATCCCGAAGAAACTTTTGAAACATTTGAAACGGTAAGGTATCGTAAATATCATCCTGTCCCTGATCCTGTCGCCCCTGTTGAAGTTAAAACTGAGAAAAAAGTAAAACCAAAAGTTGAGGTAGAATCATGACTAAGAAAACATTTGTAAGTAATAAAGGTGAAACTTGGGAGTGGGAAGAAACACCCGAAGTATTGGCGGCACTGGAAGCAATGCGTGAAACTGAAAAAAGAAATGCAACCGAACGTCTTCACGCAGACATTCGAGAACTAGAACTAAAAGCACCTGATTATGGAGTTGGTAAATGACAATTAAACTGTTGATTTTAAAATCTGGGGAAGAGATGATCTCAGATATTAGTGAAATGGCTGTTGGTGAAGAAGAAGAGCAAAAGATAATTGGGTATTTTCTTCGCAGACCATGCTTGGTAAAGATGAAAAATCCTGGACTTATTGATAAAAAAGAGACAAAAGTAAAAGCAGGATTTGAAGTTTCTCTGATTCCTTG